ATGGTCATGGGTCTATTTAGTGATACTGCCTGAGCATCTGCAGAGATAGTATCTGTTCTGTATCTCAATCCAGTCTGTATATGGACTAACCCATCATTCTGACCTGAAAGACCCAATCCAACATCTGTATCAGTTGCACTATAAGATGCCATCTGGGGAATGCCACCAGTCGCTGCATTGCTCAATTTAAGGTAGTTGACAGCACTAGCTGACGGATCAATCTCTACGACATGAGCGTTATTGACATCCTTAATAGACCCTGTCACAGAAGGATTGGACAATACAGGTGTTGTCAGTGTTTTGTTTATCAGTGTCTGAGTGTGATCTTTAAATACAAGTTCATCATTACCAGTAAGCAATGGTAATGTGATAGTTCTATCTGCTGCTAACTCACTTACTGCTATAATATATTGGTGATCCGCACTAGTATCATTAATCTGAGGAGTTGTTAAAACAGGAGATGTAATGGTCTTATTAGTAAGAGTTTGAGTAGCATCATTAAGAGTGACTACACCACTCGAAGCAGGTAACGTTATTGTAAGGGCAGCAGATCCTTCAGTAAACCCTAAAGTAGTATTATGTGTATTACCATTGTACTGAACTCCAGCATCTGCAAGAGAAACCTTTTCAGTGATTTGACCACCACTACCGCCAAGTAGAGTATATATCTCTACAAAGTTATCATTGATCTTACCCGCTGCAGTGCGAAGTGTATCACCTGAACCGTCGTTTGCGGTCGTGCCTTTGTTAATATTTTGTCTTGCCATTGCTAAGTCCGTCTGTAGAGTTAGTAATATTTATAATGGTTTCTAAGCTGAATCTGAGTCATACCAAGGATAATTAACCTCGTCGAATGTATCATATCGCTTCCTGTCTTGGTCGAATCTACCAACGTTCGTGCTAGAATCAGCATCAAATGTAGGGGAACTGGCGTCAACCAGATCAATCATAGAATCGTAGTACTGATCGATCTCTTCAATTGTAAGATCCTGATAAGTCTCAACAGCTGAAGGTAGATCAATACGCAGCTTGCCGTATACACCTCTACCGTCAGAATCCACCTCACCTGTAAGGTCAAGTGTAGGAAGATATGTTGTAAGCGAAGCGGTTGATTGGATAGTTGGATTGACCGAAATCTTCTCATAGTCAGGCATGGCAGTTGCAATTGCATTATCAACCACACCTTCCAACAATACCTCACCTCCAACATACATGCCTGCTGGATGCACAAACAACTTGTATGCTTCTCTCCACTGACTAATAGGTAGCTCAGCTCTAATCAAAAGCGCAAAGACTTGATACAGCTTATCGTCTGTAATAAAACGTTGCGACTCTGGCCCAATTAATGACTGATCATCATTGAGCATAAACCGTTGATCTTTTGTATAGGATACAGTAGGCTCTATGTCATAGAATGTTCTAAAGAACTGCTGTATCGAATACAAAGTACCCTTCGATCTATAAAGAGTGTTTGAATACTTTGCAGCTTCCCTCTTATTCGCGAAGCCCTCGAAATAAGACTGACCTAAAAGTAACTCATCTTCAACAAAAGATAACAACGAGTCATCATTTGCTGTAATATCTCTCGCCAATGCAACATCATGAACTAATCGCGATGGTGATTGATCAGAGTCCTCGAACTGGTAGTACTTCTCCAGTAGCGCCAATAGCTTAGGATAGTCTGTTTTGAAGAAGTCTGGCAATACCTGCTCAATCTGATGATTGTCGGTAAATGTATAGTCCCTTCTTCCGTTATCTTTTAATGAATAGTCTCTAGCCATATTACGTTGAACTCACTACTACTGCTGAGGAGAATGATGGTTCCTGATCATACTTTAATATGTCTTCACGCTGAGGTGCAACAGCACTCTGGTTTGCAGGAACAACACTTATCTTAATATAGTCCGTGCCTCCAATGATAGTGGCTACATTAAGCCCCACAATACTTACCGTTCCGCTAACTGGGTTATAACTTCCCACATTGTCAATCACAACTGTAATACCATCAAGAGTAACTACTTCTAACTTGTTTGTTTTTAATTTGTTTCTTATTCTTACTGTCTTATTACCCACAACAAAAGCGGTGCTAATCAATCTATGAAACTCATCATCTGGAGCCGCAATTGATACGGGGTACCTTAGATTATGATCAGTTGGCTTACCCAGAAGAGGGACAATCCGCTGCTGCATCTTAACTTCCATTCTGGAAGATAGAATCGCAGGTGATATATCATCTACTAGTGAAAGTAAATTGGATCGTCTAAACGCCTGATTGAACTTACCTGTTGTTGTGTTAAAGTAATCACTGACCACTGTATCGACATTACTCACCACTGTGTTCATTGACAGAGTAGTTAGCTTAGGGTTGAACTGGAAGAACACATTTGATTCTATATGCGTTGTAATCGGATCGGCAAATCTTATTGCAAATGACACAACTGCCAATTGATCAATAAGCTCTTGAATAGAGTTCTTGGTAGCAGTACGTACCGCGCTTGTAACATCATCCTCAAATACGATAGACATATACACTGCCCCAAACTCAGGGTTTAGTGCATTCTCTCCACCATATGAACTAATGTCCTTGATTAGAGTGGAGAAGTTTCTCAGTACCAGAGATGAATAATCATCCGCTGTGACCATTCTATTTTGTGTAGCATATTGGAATGGAGCGTTTGTCCTAATAGATTCTTCCGACTCTTTAGAGTCGCCGCCGATGGAGTTGGTGACTGTGACTGTGGAGATATTATAATTTGTACCCCCTATATTAACTACACTGACAGGGGCAAATACATCCCCATCATTTGCTGCTGCACCAGCAACTGTCAGATAATCAACCTCGATCCTATATCCAGCTAGTGGAGTTACACCAAATGTCCTACCATCACCAAATGATAACTCGTAGTATCCATTAGGCGATTCTTTTAAGATGTATATTGCTGTCTGATCGTTTATTAGGGTAGCATCTTTTAAATTTGTGTATGTTGAGAATGCAGAGGAAGTAGATGATTCGTATACGCGAATAATAGCTGTATCAATATCCATATTCTTGTCAGGTATAACATATACACTACCCTGAGATATAGCATCCGCTATAAATGTCTTGATAGTTTTAGACCCTTCGTATACTAATATATCTGCCGAACCATCAGCAGTCTTAAACTGGTAGATGCCTGATCCATCGTCTGTTGCTGTTACTGTCTCACGCGTCTGAAATGTGTATACAACGTTATCTACAGAGCTCTCAAACAACACACCTGGAGCCAGTGAAACGGTTACGGGCCGCTCTGATAAAGATGTGAGGTTAATAGAGAACTGAATAATAGCACGAGCCGCTGTCTTGGACTTTGGAATATACCCAATGCCCTCTGCCAATGAAACCAAAGAGCTGCGTAACTGTGCGGTGCCTAGGAATGACTCGTTCAAAGCAAAGTTTGCGGTCAAGGCATTATAGTGTGTATTGTATGCTAAAACATCGAGAATGTTTGACAGACCAGAAGCCTCAAAGTTATAGTCTTTGAACTCATCCTGCTCCGCAAGGAATGTTTTTAAGTTATTCTTGATTGACTTAAAATCAAGGTTTGTTGACTTAATCGTTGTTGCCATCTTATCTTAGCCTCGATAGATTAGTAGTAAACTCAACAATTTCTTCAGTGTTTATTACTTTGAATACTAATGTTACTTTTATATCATGTTGCTCTGGAATAGACACAACTCTAAGGTCGATCACTTCTGCCCTAGGCTCAAAGCGCTGAATAGCAAGTGTGATATCATTCCGAATCTCAGTCTCTGTGTCATCATCTGCCAGCTCGAAAAGCGAGCCAAGTAGATTGCCACCAAAGAATGGTTGAAACGGCTTCTCGTAATGGTTGGTCATAAGAAGGGTTTTTATAGACTGCTTAACAGCAGCCGCATCTCTCTTCTTATACAAATCACCAGAGGGCCTATTGGTAAACGTCAGATCTATATCAACATAGTCGACCTTCCGAGAAGAAGATAGTGTTGACAGTTGTAGATCTCCATCTTCCGATGATAATACTTTTCTTATAGCCATGACTTACCCGAAATATTTTCTATTATTTATAACAGTTACACAAGTTTATTTGACACAGAAATGTAGGATTCTCGGGTCAAACTTATACCATCTACATCAATCA